AATGAAAGGTGACGCAAAAAAGCGTCACCTACCCAAAGAGCCTGGCGAGCCAGCGCAAGCCTACAAAAATCGTGTTAGGCGCAGTAGCTACCCAAATTTCTACGAAGCTGCAATCAAAGCTTTTGCTGGTGTGCTTTCACGGTATGAGTTGCGCAATGCGCCGAAAGGCTTAATTGATGCCGCTCAAGATATAGATGGGCTTGGGAACAGCCTCAAAAAGTGGGGCATGATGGCCGATGAGCTTGTCTTGCGTGATGGCGGCTGCCTGTTGATGGTGGACATGCCAAAAGATACGCCAGAAAATCGAGCTGAAGAGCTTGCATCAGGACGTCGCCCACTCTTCTCTATCGCGGAGCGCCGCAATGTTCTTAACTGGAAGCTAAAAAAGCACAATGGTCGCATGGTTCCATACCTTGTGACTGTGCTCGAATGGCACGAAGAGGAAGATGGAGAATACGGGCAAAAGCTTGAGCCTCGCTACCGAGTGATGAAAGGTGGTAAGTGGCAACTATTGAAAATCACAGGCGACCCTGTGTCAAGCGGCAGCAATGCAGTCTCAGGGAAAAATAGCGCCGCAAAATTTACGGTTGAGCTTGTTGACAAAGGAGAATTCTTGGGAGCTAACAATGTTCCACTTCAATTCCCTCCCGTGCGCTGGTACAACGCAGATGGCAAAGATTTTGGCGAGGGAGATATTCAGCTTTTAAGTCTTGCCAATCTATCCCTGGATTGGTTTCGTGAATACAGTGATCTTAAGGAGCTTTTGCATAAGTGCGCCTTGCCGGTTGCTGTTGTCAAAGGCCGCAGAGCCATGGTGCCAGTTCCTGGCGCGGGCGGTGGTGCTGAGTATGTGACCCCTCCACTGGCGTTGGGGCCAAACAGCCTTGTCGAGTTCCCTGACGGCAATGGGGACCTGACGTGGTCCGAACCAAGCGGGGGCAGCCTTGCGCAGCATCTGGAGCACCTCAAGGCGATTGAGGGGCTGATCGACCGGCAAACACTGAGCTTCCTGTTCAGCGGTAGTGGTGACAAGACCGCGACACATGCGCAGCTTGAAAGCGCACAGGTGCAGGCGGGAGTCACGAGCTGGGGGGAGATGAAGTCTTCCGCGCACGAAAGCCTGTTTCAGCTTTGGGGGGCATTCACTGGGGAGCCAGTGGAACCCGGCGCGGGCCTGGATCTGTTGCCGGGCATCATGGACAAGCCCGTAGACGATCCCCTCCTGCAGCTTGCCAGCACTCTCTACGACAAGGGACTGTTGATGCGCGAAACCGTGACCCACCTTGCCCAGAAACGCGGCATGTTGCGACCTGGCGTCACGGCTGAGGATGAAGCCGAGCAGCTCGCGGAGGAAGACCGCAAACGGGAGGAACTGCTCAACCCGCCACTGCCTGATGAAAACGACTCAGACACCCAGGACAACACCAATGCGCAGGGGCTGCCGCTGACGTAGCGGGAAAACTCAGGCAGTAGCACTTCTCACCATGGCCAAGGGCGGCGGCGGCAAAAAGCGGACTTACGTCCGTGACAGCAACGGACGCTTCGCCTCGTCCTCTGGAAGTGCCGCAAAAAGCACCAGTAGCCGCGCAAGCACCCTTGGCGCTCGCACGGGGCTGAAAGACTCCAAGGCCAAGCTCAAAGCGAAGGACAAGGCGGATCAGACCCTGCAAAACACCCTGAGTACCAGGGCTCAGAAAGGCGCGGTGAAGCGGGGGAACCGGAGGCTCGCCGCGGCAAAGGTGGCAGCACAGGCGCGGATCAGTGGGGGCAGGAAGGGGGTGATCGGAAAGCCGAAGGGGTTGAGGCCGGGGGCGTTGACGGCAAGGAAGAAGATGAGCGGTGATGAGCCGGTAGTGGTTCAAAAAGCGACTATTGGCAAGGGCTACAAGATTTCTCCACGCCCCACCGCAAGGCCTACAGCTCAATCATCGTCGAGCCAGCCATCGAAACCAAAAACACCAGCTAAGCCGGAGGCTGATAGCGGGAAGAAAGTAGAGAAGAGAATCGCAAGTATTGTGGACAGACGAGTAAGTAGAAGCGCATCACCAGAAAAACAGTTTAAGTCATTGCAAACCCAAAAACGAGCAGCCGAGTATCTGCGTGCTGCATCTAAGTTTGCTGAAAGAAAAAATATTTCATTGTCGAAAGCCTTGCGAAGTGGACCCAAGAACAGTACTAAGCCTAAAAAATCGCGCAGCCGCAAGCCCCAATCATGACCCATGCCCTCCGAACTCCAACTAGCCGACGACTACGCCGAAGCCCTGAAAGCCATCGAGGCCCGCGCCGTGGTCAACACCACCGCAGCGCTTCAGCGGTCGCTCATGGCCTTGCTCAGGAACCTCCGGCGCTACTACGGCCAGTACGTTGACCCCTCCCTCCCGGACCAGCGGAGCGCCGATGGCGTCACCCGCCGCCCTGGCTCCTACTCGATTCAGGATGGCTCAGCAAAGTTCGCCGAGCTGATCAAGCTCTCCCAGGGTTTCGTGCCTGATTCGCAGCTCCGTGCCATCGAGCGGGCGCTGAAGGCCAGCTTCGAGGAGGCCGTGGCTCTCGGGGGCGAGTTGGGCCAGCAACTGGCGCGGGAGGCGGATCCCTCGCTGCCGGACCCCAAGGGCGTCTTTGTGGGGGCTTCCAAGGAGGCGATTAAGGCTGCCGCAACCACCGCAACCGCCTACATCCGGGGGGAGGTTGAGGCCTTCCGCGACAACGTGACCCGCATCGTCACCGATGGCATCGGGCAAGGTGTCGGGCCACGCAAGCTGGAGCAGCAGGTCAGGACCGCGCTGTTGGGCGCCAAGGATCCGCAGGGGCTCAACAGCACTATGGGGCTCAAGCAGCGGGCAGAGCTGATCGCACGGTCTGAGATCGCGAATGCCTATGTGGACGCACAGAAGGCCGCAGCAGCGCGGAATGGGTTCGCCTACGGGCGCTGGATTGCAACGAAAGACGAGAGAACCTGCCCCGTGTGCGCTTCGCGCCATGGCCGGATCTATCGCCTAGATCAGATGGTGGGCACTCTGCACCCGCGTTGCCGGTGCTCCCTCTCCCCCGTCTCCACTGATGCCGTAGAAGAATCAGATCCAAAGTTACGTGCTGTTTTGTTGCGCGATGACTACTGGAAAAAGGCTAGGGAGCAAGTTACAAGTCAATTCGCAAACGCCAAGAATTGGCCCTTTGAGCGGGCTTCTAAGGTGCTGGAGGATGCCATTCTCAAGCCCTCAGCCAGCGAAAAGCGGCGCTACCCAGACATCAAGGAAGCGCCGCAGCCGGTGGGGTGAGACCATTTTCCTGAGGTCAGGAAAATGGTTAGGTATTTTGCCGCGATCGCTTATTGCGCCTGGATTTAGCCACTCGATCACGCTTCGCCTTTCTTCCCTCTTCCGTCATTTGCTCCCAACAATATGGGCACATGTTGCCATATTTCCCCCTGTGTGTTCGAGAGCAAAAGTCGCACTCAAGGCGGGGAACAGCAGGGACTTTAGAGGCCTGGCGCAGCCGATAGGTGCGCCACCGATCAGACGCCATGGCGATCTAGGACCGCGTGGAGGTCAGCCACAAGCTCGGGAGAGGCTTTGTCAAGCATTTTGCTGTACTCGTTGCGGCACAAAGCCTTGAGGCGTTTTACCAGGCAGGTGCTGGCTTCAATTGTGGCAATGTGTGTTTCGTAGGCTTCTTCCGATAGCCAGACATCAAAGCCATAGCCATTCGCGCGAGCGTTTGAGTCTTTGCTGTGCACGCTCTGTCCCGTAAGCAGGTCAAACGGTTCGTCGTAAAACCCTTCATTGATGCAGCCATATTTTCTGCCAACTTTTATCACTTCGACAAGGTGAGGCTTGCCTGATCGCCTTGCTTGCGGGACGATGTAAACTCGATCGCCAGGCTTGAGATTTTTGAAAGTCATTTTGCTGCCTCCTGAAGGTCGGATTCATCGTCTTCTTCTTTCCGAACATGAGCCTCAATCAAGTTGTCAAGCTCGCAGAGCGCGGTCTGCGCGGCTCGCATGGCATCTTTGATCTCGCGTGGAATTTTGGAAGGGTTTGCAGCCCAGGCTGATGCAATGTTACTGGAGAAAGATGCAGCGGCGGGACCAATTTCGCGCCAGTCTTGGTATTTAAGCATGGGGTTTGTCCGGTAGGCGGGGTGGGTGCGTTGATCAAGCGAAGTTTTCGCCTCCGGGGCCTCCTGGTGCCCCCTCGTCGTCGATTGTGACCGTTGAGGGCCAGTCCGGCCTGAACGGGTCATAAGCGGCTTCCAGCGCACGTCTGAGGTTCGCTCTGGTGAACAGAGCGACTCCGCCCTCAACGCCAAACTCATGAAAGCCGGCGTTACCAACTGCGGTTTGTTTAAGGATGTCTTCGACGGTGGGGATGTGTTCTGTCATGGCCTC